AAGTCTTTGAGAGCCTCAGGGTTTTCACCAAAGAAAAAACCTTGCTCTAGATACTCATCTACTCTTGCATCTAGAAATGTCTCAAAGTCTTTGACTGACATATTACCTGAGATAGCCCTAGCAAATTCCTCAGATACAGTTTTTCTTTTTAGTGTAAAGTCTTCCCAAGCACCTATAGGTAGTTGCCTTAGTAGATACCTATCTAGCCAGTTGATTACTGAACCTGCAGTTGTGTCAGCAGTCCTGACCTGTATTGCATCAGTTATCTTTTCTACAGTCATTTGATACTTTATAGACGCTAGGTTTTCTGCGCTTGTAAAGTAAGGGTTGTCCATAGCGTGAAAGCTGTTATCAAAGTAATCAGTTATGCTCATTAGATCAGCACCTTTTTGTGCTTGATCCTCTAGCTCTTCTACTGCCATTTCTACATCAGTAGCTTCCTGAGTGTAGTTGTTAACTGTAGTAGATAGATTCTGATTTACTTTATTAGCTATCTGAGCAGGTATGTTGTCTGATGCTTCTATGGTTTTACCTGTAGCACCAATAACAGCTAACTCTCTTCTTTCTACAGAAGGTGAACGTGCATCCTGCTCTTCTTTGACTACAGGTTTTTTGTCATCACCTAGGAAAGTAATTCCGCTAGATATTTGATTTAGGAATGTTATCACTAGTTATACCCTAGCTAAATAAAGATTGAAGTTGTTGTCTTCTATCAAAAGCTGCTAAACCTAACCCTGAAACTGCCATTCCTGTTTGAGCATTAGCCATAGCAGTTTGAGAAATAGAAGCAAAGTCAGTTATTTCTCTTGATAAATTTGTCATAGCAGAACCGTATCCTAAGTTAGCTCCGTATTGAGAAGTCAAACTAGCTAAACCACCTGCAGCACCAGAGCTTCCACTTAAACCTAGAGCAGCTTGAGATGCTTGTGCTTGTGCTCTTTTTCTTTGTAGTTCTCTAAATGCTATTCTTCTTGATCTTGCAGCTCTTAAAGCTTGTTGTCTTTGCTGTCTTCTAGAAATCTCTTGTCTTGCTCTTGTTCCTTTTCTTTGTTCACTAACACTATAAGCTGCTGCACCAACAGTTGCTACTGCTGTTATGACTGGTATTGCTGTAGGCATTTTACTCTCCGTAAATGTATACGTTCATATTTTCAGAACGTCCTGCGTATTTAAAATTTAACATACTAGCTAATTTGTTTTCTTTACTTCCTATTTTTACTGCTGCAAAAATGTTTTCTTTACCTAAAGTTTTAAAGAAATCTAACCAATCTTCCAACAATTTTTTCATTTCTAGAAAAGAGCTTTTATTAAAGACTTCTACTTTAGGTAAGTGAACAATTACGTAATCTTCGTTATACTCTATTCTGACATCAAAATTTTTACCTTTTATTCCAAAAAGATTTTTTGATTCTATCAATACCTAGGGTTCCTTCCTTGTAGCATACCCCAACCTAGGAGTATAAAGTCTTTACCCTGTACACTTTCGTATTTAATTCTCATGGATCGTCCATGTCCACGTATTTTTATCCTTGACGTTATGACATCATCAGGATAGTTAAAGTCATTTAAGTTACCATTGTTAGGAAACAAAGGATACTTCAATCTGTAAACTTCTTGTGCTGTTTGAAAATCTTCTCTAAAATCCCAAGCGGCTGCAACAGTCAAACCAGAGGGTCTTACAGCAGTATAACCATCAGTCTCATTACCTGTAAAGCCTGTCTCTGTAACTCTAGCGTAAGTAACAATAAAGGGTGCGTTCTTTTTTAGAACCGCATCCCCTATAAAATCAAATCCTGTTTCAGCAAAAGATGTGTAGTTTGCACTGCCCCAATCTAAAAAGGCTACGCCACTAAAGTGACCCATAGTAATTTTATTTGTAGCCCCATCCCTGCAAATTAGTACAATAGATGGATCACCTTCTGCTTGTGCGTATGTATCGTAGTAAGCTAGACCTACTATAGCGTCAGTGCTAGAGGCTTCATCAGATACTTTCCAAGGAAAGAAAGCCTGAAGAGGTATGTCTAATATTAAAAAGTTATTTATTTTAGAAGCTACACTTTCACCTGCGTTAGGATAGCCCCAGTATAGCCTTTTATTTATATTGTCGTAACAAGCTATAACTTTAGCTTTTTGAGCATCTGTTATTTCATTCCAAAATGTTTGTATAGTAGGTATTGTTAAATTTTGTTGAGAACTTTGACCTGTTACAGTATCAGCCTGTAGTGTGTGTATACCGTACTTTGACCACCAGAAAGGAACACCGTCTGCTTCAACAAAAGTACCTTGGTGAAGAATACCTACTTTACTTACTTGATTTACTGAAAACTCTGTAGCTCTAAAAACACCATCAACACCTGCTATCTGCCATACACCATTTTCAGCAAAAACAAATAAAGCACCTTGAAAAGAGTATAGCTTTTGAATGTTGTAAGCGTCTGGTATCTCTATGACACCACCGTCATTGTCTAGTAAGTCAGATAAGTTTTCTGATGTAGGGTCATTACGTTGGTGACACTCACCTAAATCATTTTCATCCTCTACAATTCTAGAAAATAATATAGTACCTGCATTCTTAGAACTGTTTAGTCCAGCGTAAAAAACTCTACCTGAGAATGTTTCACAAGATTGAAATCTAGACGATTCTGTTTCATCAGCTACTCCGTTTAATGTGTAAAATTCTGATGGCTCTGCATTATAAGCTGCTGTTCTTTGTTTATTAAAAAAGTTTAGAATAAACCTACCGTTTGCAGTTAAAGATTTACCTGCGTCTATTTTAAGAAACTCTGCTCTGCTTTGGACATTACTAGAGTCTTTACCTGAAAACCAAGGGTGTGTTAAAGGTGGTTGAAAGACTGCTCCGCTTTGAGTAATGTGAGCTACAAAAGCATCTGAATTAGATACACCATTATTTACCGAACCCCAACCTGAGTTGTAAGCATCATACAACCTAGGGCCATTAGCAGCAAGAGATGGTAAATTACTAAGTATACTTTTTTCAGCAAAGTACTCATCTCCTGCATCAGCGTAACCTTGCCACTCAAAGTCTCTCACTTCAAAAGTTATTGCTGTTGCTGTTACAGTATTGTTACTGTTGTACACTATTCTTATTGTGTTCATAGCAGCAGAAGTTACTACTAACATACCTTTTATAGTAGTAAATTGACAAGGTGTAGTAGTTAATGCACCAGTTCCAGCAGAAAAAGAACTCAAACTTAAAGATGTAATTAATTGATTTGAGAAAGGAGTACTTGCTTTATTATAGAAGTAAAGTGTATTACCTTTTTGTAAAACAAGTAAGTCTTTAGTTGCGTCACCACCTGCGTTTGTCCACTCCCCTGTAGCAACAACTTCTGAATCGCTAAGAGTAAATGAAGATAAAACGTGTGAGCTTTCGTACTCTACGTTTAGTCTTCTACGTCTAGTACCATCTCTACGTAAATCACAGTTGGACTCATCTACAGAAGCACCCTCAGGAAACGTAAGTTCAGAAGCTTCTGTTATAAGACCTTTTACAAAATTATTTACTGCTTTCTGACTTATGCTTTGAGCCATTACGTTCTTTCTCACGTTGGTCTGCGTACTCGTTACGCTGAACAGTTTTAGTCTTTACCTTGTTTCTAAGGTAATATTCTACAGCTTCTTTGCCTTTGTTTAAACTAGAGTATCTACCTGATAACTCGCTAGGTACAGAGCCTTTTTCAAATCTAACTCTAAAAAAACTGTAGCCGCTTTCTTCTTTTTGCACATAAATCTCTGAAACCATTTTGTCAGACTTTATGACACAGCGTTGGTTTACTGTATCAGTTTCTATATCTATCATTAACTTCTTCCGTAGTTATTTCTAGCACTTTGGTTACTTTTGTACTGGTCATTTTGTACGTAAGATTTTAGTCTACGTGCAGACTGTTCAACTTTAGGATCAGAACCACCTTTAAATAAACTCATGCAAGTTGATTTAGCTTCTGCCAAAAGTAAAGGCATTAGTGTTTGATCTAAGTCTATAGCAAAGCTATCTGTTTGACTAAAGGTTGGGTATATAGAACAGAAAGCTCTAGTTTTGTTTGCTGCCAAGTGTGCTTCTACTGAAACATCATAAGAATCTATTATAATATGATTGTCATTAAATGATGTGTAATATGATGGGTCTCTATCATTTGCTACAAAAAGTTCTACAGACTGATCAACAGTAGTTACTTTTAAATCTGTCTCGCTCATTCTATCTATAAACTCTAGAGGAGACACATAGACTATTTCTCTATAGTCTTGACTAGATGCTGTACCTATATTGTAATCTAGTCTTATTAATTCTTTTGTTCTTGCAGGATAAGTAAAGTGTGTTGGTCTTGCATTATCAGACAAAGAAACCAAAGCTATTAACTTATTATGTTCAGGTATATCCCTAGCTGCAATTATGTTAAAGTAAGTATCTTCTACTACCGATGCAATCTGTAAAGCTTCAGTTGTGTCAGAAATACTGTTTACATTTTCTGAATCCATGTCAGATAAAATAGATTGTACTACTTGTAGAAGAGTGCTTTTCATTTGGTACTATCCAATAAAGAGGGAAGGAAGGGTGCTCCCGAAGGAACACCCAAAGTTTTTAAGGCTCGATGTATTCGATAACCAACTTGGCTTCACCAGCAGTAAATGCTGCTGTGCCATAGATAGCTTCGACATAAACATCTGCGCCACCAACAGTTGCTGTACCGCCTACTGCTGCACCATCACAAGCTACTGCTTTATCTGCACCGATAGCAGCCAAAGCAATCGTTGCGTCAATACCATCGGCATCAACTGCAACACCAGCTTGAGTGTAAGTACCTATTGTCAATGTAGCTGAACCACCTGAGGTGAAAGCTGTTGTGACAATAAGACTAGCAGAAGTAATGTACGAACCTGCTGGAATGAAAGCATCGTGATCTTGTGGGGTTGCCACAGATGAAGGAACCTCTGTTCCTGTGATTGTCATCACCAATGATTTCTTTTGACTTGAAAGAGAAGTACCACGCTTTGCAGCAGTTCCCTGTTCACCTGCGGTAAGAACTTCTAGACCGTCTGCGTTTACATAACTCATTAGTCTACCTCCTTACGCTACTGTTGGTTTCGTGATAACACGAACCATGTTTTCAGGACGATACAACTTGACACCGTAACGAGCAGTTGTTACAAACTCATGACGTTGAAAGTCTTTGTTGTAGTCGTAGTCCACATTAGGTTGCTGTCTAAACGCACCCACAAATGGGTTTACAGACTGGTCTGCTGAGAAGAACAAGTTGACTTTACCATTGGTAGATGAATAGTCAACATTTGAACCAGCTAAGTCTGGTAGTGCGTTGTCGGTTGCGTCTGGTAGGAAGTTTGAGCAGTATACGTCAAACCCATATACGTTTGCTACGAAACGCATACCAGTTGCTATACCATCACGAACTAGTCCTTCGAAACGTGGGTTGTTTGACACGTTTACGATGTTGCTCAGTGTGTTAAGTGTGTACTCAACAGACGGATCAACTATGGCTACCAAGTTGCTGTCTGGAACGTTCTGTTTTTTCAGAGCGTAACGTGCATAAGCAAACTCTTTTAAGGAGATAACTGCTCCTGATCCTGTTGAACCAACACGCATTGAGATGCTGTTGATTGATTCGGCTGAGTTAGCTGATACGCCAGATTCAGGGGCAGCGAGAGTGGTTGTCTCGAAGTGCTCCATGATTGCACGTTCTTGTTCAGGTACAAAGCGTGACATTAATTCTGAAGAATAGAATAGGTCTTGCTCTGCTTTTTTAGTCATATAAGTAGCTGATGAAAGATACTTATCCACTGTGAATGTGAAGTTACCTGTGTCTAATGGACGGTAAGTAACGGCACTGTCCTCAGTGTAGTTGTCTACCTGTGCCTGACCGATAGATGGGATGTTGAAAGTGTTTCCATCAGGAAAACCATCAAGCATACGCACATATCGTTGTGCCATCATCTCTTCACGCAGAATATCTTTTAATTCTGATGAGTAGACCTGAGCACGTTGCAGGAACGAGGTATTAGATGTGGTCATTGCCATGTCTAAGTTCCCTTAATTATGCACCAAACTTATCGCCAAGACGAGCTTTGTCCTCAAACATTTGTTGTTGCGTCTTAGCAGAATAGTACAAGTTACGATTTTCTCTACGTAGTTTTTGGTAGTAATCGAAATTACGCTCCGTAGAGGGTTGCATTGAAACACCCTCAGTTCGAACAGAACCACTAATCATAGGATCAGTAGGACGTTTATTCTCACCTATAAGAGCAAAAAAAGCATTAGGTGACTCAGCAGCAATATCTCGTAAACGATCTACTGACATACCAAGCTCTGTAGCTTTCTTTTCAATTTGAGCCTTGGCTTCAGTGCCAAAGCTTCCCTCTAGCTCTTTGTCAACGTACTGTAAGTTGGTCTGCACTTTAGCTTGCAACTCTCGTTGATTGAGTGTTTTTTCTACAAGGCTCTTCAGGTCTTCCTCGTTAACAACCCCAGTGGTGTTCTGTGTGTTAACGCTAGTGTTATCATTTGGCTCTTCAGTCTTTACTGCACTAGTTTCAGTAGCCTTATTCTGAAGTTGGGTTAAAATTTCGTTCTGATAGTCTTGCTTCTTCATATCCTCTCGCATAGTAGCTAACTGATCTTCAAGGTTTTTTATGTAGCCATCTGCTTCGAGTTTACCTTTGGCAAGAGTTTCAGGGTCACGCCAGTTTTCCCCTTTTGCCTGTACAAGTTTATCAAGAAAAGATTCCTGTGTAGGGGTTACTTGCTCTTGATTCTCGTTGTTCTGATTATCCTGTGTGGTTGCAGTGTTATCAGTAAATACCATTATTTTATTCCTTATTTAGGTTAATAAGATCAAGCACTGAGGTTAGTGCTCTATTGTAGCCGATACGATCAGCCATTTTGTGTGACCAATTTGGATTATCATAATCCGCACTAGTCGGTCTATCCTCAAGCATAGACTCAAGAATTTTTTCAAGCTGTAAAAACCCTTCGCTGCTAGACATAATAAGTTGTTTTCTAGCGTCTTTTTGTTCTTGGGTTTGACAGTCTCTATACCAAACAGTTTTCATTATTTTTTCTTAGGCTTTGGTTTCTTTGGCATTGGTTTCTTTTTTGATCCATGATACATAATTACA